AATATTAGAACGTGGGCGAGCTAAGCTCCGGCGTAGCTAAGGCTGCTGCGTAGCGTAGTAAGCTTGTACCTACCCTCCCAGGGGTACACACCGCCGCGCGTGTCGTAAATTGATGCCGGAATCAGCCAGTTTGGGTGTTCCGGTGAGTTTTTGGAGAGAGACGGTCAACTTTTTCAGCGCACTCCCACGCGCCTACCAGACACAGATAAGGGGGTATTTTTGGAATCCGGGAATTATTTCTCTCTCCTGACACCAATTAAGTCACCGATATATTGGGGACACATTTACCTATCGGGGACTCCTTTTTTTACCTAACTATTACCTCCTACCATTTACAGTGCCGTAAATGGTAAAACCACACAGTCAGCTTGTCCTTCCATAACTTATTAATTTTTATTTTCTTTTTTTTTTCTTTCCCTCATCAAAACGGGACGTTTTGATTTCGTATTTCTCTCACGTTTCTTCCAGTTTTATAGTTTTGTGTCAGTTCCCCTGCGGGGCCATATTTTTCTCAAGATATGTAGATTATTTTTTTCATTCTTTTCTTTCTTATTATATCTTCTGCATTCTTTTGAATTCATTTTTTAATTTTCTTTTTTTTCTCTTTTCCTAATCATCTAGATGATTAGTTTTAACTTTTCTTTTCATATAGAACACATGATTGATAGTTTTGTCACTATCAATCATCTTAACTCCACTACAATTCATATGATATTTATTGAAACACGTACATGAATTATGTCCATATATCTAGATATATGGCCACTATTTAAGACGACAAACTCATGTATATTTCACAATTACAAAAATGACGATCAAATATGATAACAAGAGGGGAATGGAGTTTACAATCGACGTGAAAATCAACGAAGACAATTCAATCCTAGTACAGATTGAATTGTTCTCAACACAATCACCAGCCCTGGCGAAGAAAACCTTCATGATCCCATACGGCCATGATGGGATCATACCTCCGTTCGATTTCAACGCTCTAGAGGAAGGTATACAGAGTCTATTCAAAATCATGTACAAGAATTCTGATATCGGAGAGTTTCGACAAGAGGATATGGTGGAGACAATTGATTTACTCATGATGGAAGAGGCTCCATTAGTTGATATACGTATAGGAGATGCATACGATGTATGTACGAATGTGAGTGTGTGAGTGTGTAATGAATTTATAATGAATAAAATGAGCACTTTAATAATTAGCCCAATTGTTATTACCTGTTATTGGACCAGTCACGAATCTACTGGTCCAAGCCCAATTCATTTCAGGCCCAATTACATGAAGACCAGCCCATTTACCCTTCTGTTCCAACGTGGGACCCACCAAGAAGCCATCGGTCACCGCTCGCCCACGGT